CTGACCTTTGGTATCAAACTCTCTAATCTTGCGTATCTTTCTTGGATCGATATAGCGTAACTCTTGAATGCCTCTTTTAGGCTGTGTCACGTCAATCATCACATGATAGTTGATTCTTCCGTCAACGTACCACTTTTGAAACGTATCATATCCAGTAGAAGAAAAGTCTAGAAGTCTAAGAACCGTATCAAACTCTTCCCTTATTTTTTTCTTGATATTATCTGGCTGATCAACGTCATCAGTAACGCACTCGACAACTTTTTCGCTAGAAGATATGCTGATCGCTTCGTTTACGATATCGTCTACAGCTTGAGCAACTTCTGGTTGCTGTAGCATAGACCTGTACTTCTGTACAAGCTCTGCTTCTGATCGTGCTGTTCCTGCTAGGTCTAAATAACTACTAGCTGCCGTTCCCGTGGCTGCTATATCAATAGAGCCATCGTTTTCGTTAGCTTGGACGAAAGAAGGAATATTCTTCGCTTCTTTGTCAGCTCTACGTTTTATCTCGAAACCAAATAATTCTGCCATATTTTATCCTCTAATTCTCAGGGAGAGTTTATTCTCTCCCTTTAAATTATCGTTATCAATTATACCGAGGTGCCGCCATCGCCGGTGATACCACCAGAGACGTTCCACCAATCATACTGGAATGTAACATCGAACTTCTCGATGTCATCCGTTGTGCCCCAGTCCATACCTATAGCAGCAACATTCGTTGGGAATAAGCCGTTAAAGTTATATGTTCTAAGCGGTGCACCAGTTTTTGAGTACTGTGTGATCTGTGCTTGAGCTTTATACTCAGATGCACTTGAACTGCCCAGCTGTGTGATATTGCCTTCATGAGAGTTGATTGAAGCCATCCATTCTTCCATTGCATTACGCACTAGAAAGTCTTCATCATTCATGATAGTAACAGTCCATTCCGCGAATGTTCTGTCACCAGCAATCTTCACTTTACGTCCAAAGTAAGGTACTTCAATTGTACCGATAGTGCTCTCTGGAATCTGTGCTGCCTGTACCATAAAGGGTGTCTTAAGGTCAGCAATTCCATTGATCGGATTAGTGATCGATACTTGGAATAGTGACGCTTTGGCTCCCCCGAAGGTCAGCTGGCTTTTAATTTCATTGATGTTGAAAGCCATTGTTTATTTCTCCTTGTTTGTTATGTTATTTATCAAGCCGCGCCAACGATCTCTGAGAACTCTACACCAGATCTAACTGCTACGAAATTCAACTGGATGAAGTTGATAGAACGTGCTGGCTTAATATAGATGTCTCCAACGAATTGGTTACCGTCTACAACACCAGGGGTGTTATTAGTCGCATCACATATAACTTTAAAGTCATAAATGCCTCTTCGACCCTGTACGTCTCTTAGGAAAGGCTCAACTAAATTGACAAACTGTGCTCTTGTGAATTCGTCGTTGAATTCAAATAGCGTAGACTTAGCCGCTCGACTGATAGTCTTCTCAAGAACAATAAACAATCTGCGAACATTGATTCTATCGAATGCGCTAGTGCTTCCAGAGAAAGTCTTGTCACCGAACAATATTGTTCCTTGACCAGGCTGAGTGATAACTGGATTGACGTTATTTTTGTATAATAAGTCTCTTTGAGCTTTATTAGGATTAACTTGAAGCTTAACAGCATTCTTAACGTTACCTCTGCTATATCCAGCAGGAGAGAACCAAGGATCTCTAAGATCGTCTGTTCTAGCACATAGTCCAGCGATGTCACCATTTAATGGTATCCAGCGATAAACATCAGCATACTTGTCATATTGATACTTGTATCCGCTATCAACAACAGCGTAGCTACTTGCAGTTAGATTACCAGCAAAGTCTACTATATTTGCAACAGTTATATCACTAAGCTCTGGCGATACAAATGCGACACAATCTCTACGAACTTCAGCGATATTATCGATAATGTAGTTTGCGAGGGCGTGTGTTTTAGCTTTACCCTGTAGGATAAAAGAGATGTCAACATCTGCGGCATCTTTGTATAGATCGTAACCTAAAGCAAGAGGTCCTAAAGTGATATTTTTTTCGTCTTGTCCGTCTCTGCCGCCCTCTAGCTTCGTGCCTGAAGAGACTACAGCAGTAGTGTTGACGTATGCCATATCAGTTTCTGCTAATGCGATATACTTAGATCGTTGAAATAGTACGTCTGTGATAAAGTTAGTAGTGCCGTCAAACTTCTTAGCTGTTGATACTGTTGAGATATCTTCATAACGCTCAAGAACAGTTCCAGCAACACCAGATATTTTGCCATCGAGATCACGAACGATAAGATGGATATTACCAGTAGTAGGATCAGCATCGAATAGATTAGCATCGCCCCACTGTTTTGTGTATGTTCCAGCAGCTACTGCTACCGCGCCTGTATATCTAGTAGTAAATGTGCCACTAACAGCGATAGTAGAATATGGAGCCAAACTATTTTCCCCAGAAGTACCACCAGATAAAGTTGTGATCTGAATGTTCTTAGGAGTGCCATCGATATGAGCGATAGCATCAGCAGAAGTAGCTGCTAATTTGAATGCGTAAGAAGCACTTGCACTCTTAACACCAGTGTTAGCAACAACTGGTATCGCAAAGTAGATTCTTCCGTCTACTAGTCCACCTAGAACACCATGAGTTCCAGCACTATAGAGTACTGGATCACCAGCAGCCCAAGTTTGACTTGCGCCTACATTGATGATGCTAGAAGCAAGAATAGTGCCAGCGTTGGTGCCATCATGAATGATAACACCAGCATCAGTTACGCCACTTGGGGCAGAATCAGATTCGAATGTTACCGCACTGCCAAGAGTACCGCCAGTAATAGTAGCGTTAGCTGCAAGAACTAGTTCCTGACCAGTACCGCCAGTGACATTAATTCTGTCGCCTTTCTTTAATGCGGCAGCGGCTGTAGTAGCACTGGAGAAACCGTTAAATGTTACTGCTGTCGATGATGGAGTAACGTTTATTGTAGTAGTTGTGGCTGAATCGACTACAGAACCAGCGGCATATTGACCTGATTTACACCACGATACGCTGATCGAGTTACCTAACTTACCGTAATATTTAGCCTTAAACGCTGAAGAGCTGATTTGTGCTATAGATGCGTCTGTGTCATCACCTGCTCCACTTGATACTACGCGAGTAACATACAATGCGTCACTATAACCTAGAAAATTTGATGCCGTGAAAAATGTCTCATGGTTTGTCCATGTATCAGCATTTGTTGTGTCGGTAAAAACTGTAGTTGGTTCGCCAAAACGATTCACTAATTCAGTTTCTGAAGTGATCAAGATTCTTTCGTTTACAGGACCCCATCTAAATACGCCTGCGATTGCACCCTCGGTTGTTCCCACAGCCGGAGTAGCATTAGTCAAATCGACTTCACTGACATTAATGCCTGGACTTAGTTGAAAAGCCATTGTTGTATCTCCTTGTTTAGTATAAGTTATAAGCCATTGATGTGCCTATAATGTGTATTATGATATTCTATTTCTATTTATAATAATAGGAACTTAGCTTAACCAGTTATTGTCTGTGTCAGAAACTGTATGTACTACTTCCGAAGTACTGTTATCATAGCTATTGAAGCCTATAGGCATTAAGCTTTCCATTAATTCTTCTTCATTTCTTTGTCTTAGAGCGTTGACTGTGTTTATATCAGTGATCTCTTTGAAGAACATCTGATCGGTCATCCAGGCAAACAGTACTAATCCCATAACTAAATCGTCGTGACATCCAGACTCTGCTTCGTATGAGTTTCCCTTTCTAGAGAATGTGGATAGTTCGTTTATCGTGTCAAAATCGTTCAGTATGAGTTGATCTTGCTCGACTAACATCTTAAGCATATTGCATCCAACTGCCTTGACCGCTTTGGTTGTTCGAATGCCTTTATCTGCTTTCTTTGAGAATCCAGTAGATATTCTTTTACCTGATCTACCAGCGGACTCTGTGAACATGAGTGTCTCTACCTCAAATTCGTAATGCAATACTTCTGATACTTGCTCACCTATATCATTGACTTCCACTAATGTGTAAGCCTCATTATAACTCTTTATACTTCTATATATGATTTCAGCGTAGTCGATAGGCGTTATCATATTATCTTTAAATACACAAACCTGCCTATATGGCATCTCAGTGACATCGATAATCTGAAAAGCTGAGTAGTCTAATCCTTTGCCTCTGGCGACATCTACGATACAGCAGTATGTGTGATCTTTCACTGGTCTTTCATACACTTTCATATGCTGTGTTTGAGCAAGAGGATTTCTAGCTACTAAGCTCTTTAGCTTTCCTCCCTCGATAAGTGTGCCTGATGATCCTAGAAATCCACACTCAAATTCTTGTGAGAACTTCTGTGTATCACCTTCCATTGCGGCAAGTGTCTCTTTCTGCCACGCTTTGTCTCGACCAGGCACTCTTTGCCAAGGAACTTCAACATACTCAAAGCCATTAGTATCTTCTTTCGCACCTATGCAAGTCTTATAGAAGTGATTCAGTCCGTTTGGTGTAGATGTGTACAACATCTTTGTAGTTTTACCAGATGATATTGTTGGGAATACTGAAGCAAAGAACTCGTCCCAGTTCTCAACAAAAGCTGTTTCATCTATGTATAGGAATGATATAGATTTACCACGAATAGCACTTGATGAAGTTGAGCCAGCAATAATCTTACATCCGTTTTCAAACTCAACAGAACCTTTGTTCCATTCGATCACGCCCTGTTGTAGCCACTTAGGTAATGCTTCATATGCTATCTTGATTCGATCTAGAATCTCACGAGCAGCATCGCCTTTGTTGGCGAGTAGAGCACAAGTCTTGTGGTCGTTGAATAATACGTAGTGTAATATAACTGCAACCGCAGTTGTAGTCTTACCTGCTTGTCGTGAGGTTACTACAGCTACTCTTCGATTATTGGTTATCTTTTCGACAATCTCTTTCTGATAATCGTACATCTTGATTGGAATAAGACCGTGGTCAACGTGTACAATTTGAATGTATTTCTCTGAGAAGTATACTGGATCTTGAGCGCATTTAATGAACTCTCCAACCATATCCTGAGTAAACTCAATAGGAGTACCCTTTCTCTTTAGGTTGGCGTTACCATTATAGCCTCGTTCTAGCAACTTAGACATCTTTAGTTTTCATGTCCTTTAGTAGTTGCTGTAGCTCGTTCGTGGAGCCTACGAATAGATTATTATTCGTCGTTAAGCCTTTAGGTACTTCTCCACCACCAATCTCAGATTCAGCTTTGATTTTATCTGTAGACATCTTAACTAGGTCTTTGTTTGCGTCAACAAGCGTCTTCATGATTGTTGAAACAACCTCGTATGCTCTTGGGTGCTCGGATGCCTTTGCCACGTCGAGCATCTGCTCTAACGCCTCTGTTCCAGACTCGATTACATTATAAAAGTTGCTTCTCGCATATTCATAATCTTTGTCTATCTTGTTGTCAGTGGGAACTTCTACTCGTTCAATTACTTTCCCTTCAACTACATCATCCAGAGGCTCAAGTCCTAAACTTTTGCCTATTTCATCATTCATATTATATTAGACCATCTCCATCAGATTTTATAACTAAGTGTTTCCAATCGTCATCTATATCGATCGCTGTAAAAGGTAATGTCGCTGTGGCGCCCGTAGGTGCTGTTCCAGAAGTAGCAGTGAACGCATCTCCTACTTTATATGATTGACCCACAGCACTTAAGTATGTATTCCATGCGGCTTGATTTGTAGTAGACGATGCGCTTCCTAGATCGTAGATTCTATATGCTGTTCCAGTGGTTAAACTAGCAACCGAGACGGGAACGCCAGGAGTTACTTCTATCTCAGTTCCACTATCGCTAATCGCAAACGAAGGATATAGGTCAACATCGACAAACTTGATTTGCTTCTTGGTCGACACAGGACCAAAGTAATATGCTTTCATTGTGAAGTTTAGTGTCCATACCAAAGCTCGTCTAGTCTGAAAATCCGCTTCATATGTATCTTCTTGACTAACGCTTGTCAGTACAATAGGCACGTCTACGTATGTGTTAAGCTCGTCGATCATCTTAACGCTAACGGTGCAGTCTGGTTTGAAGTATGGCAATATTTGCTCAAGAATCTTCATTCCATCTTCATTGTACTTTGTCATTATGTTTAGCTGAAACTCTATGTCATATGGAGCAGGAGTAAATAGTGAGGTTACGCTTCCGTCAGATCCAGCACTTCCTTTAACCTGCCTTGTCATACTAGTAAGCTTTCGTTCTGCATTGTATGCCATACCAGTAATTTCAAAAGACATTCTAGGCAGAGTCATAGCAGGAGCATCTAGATTTGGATCCTGTTCTAGTTTAGCGAGAATCTTTTGCATAGGAGCATAGTTGATGGGCACAGTCATTCTTTGGACTTCTGCGCCCGCATTGTTACTGCGGCCTATTTGTATGTCGTTGAACATTGTGCCAAAAACAGCAACATATCGTCTAGTCGATTCGTTATAGAAATGATTACCGTACATTAGAACGTGTCCTCACCAAATGGATTACTTTGACTGAAGTCGATTATGTTGTCCGAAGCTACGCTAGGGGTGTCATTATTGATAAAGTCGTCTATTGTGTTGTTGTCAGCAAGTGAGTCGTAGGTTTCTACGTTATCAAGCTTAGATTTAACAAGAACTACTGTGCCAAAGGTCGTTCCATTTGTAGTTCTGTAGTAATAGTTGCCAGACGTGTTGCCCTGTGTTGTCGCCGATAGGGTTGTCTTTCCGTCTGTTCCTGGAGTACCTGTCTTGAGTATTCCTGGAATCTCACTATTAGATATGTTGAAATCTGAAGCATCGTATATACTCAACGTGTTACCAGTGTTCGTTGTTTCCGACTGATCGAATATATACTTTCTTCCAATCTCAAGCTCTATTATCGGAGTCTTCACTGTTGCGCCGAATGTCTCCGACGTATCTTTAAGATAGAAGTTTCCAGC